GGGATTTTGGCAGATGCTAGGGGACCAACCCAGCGATCTAATCTCTGTCTGGATGTTTCATTGTTAAGATATCGCACCACATTTCGGGTGACAGTGTGTTGCGAATTAACATATTCTGCAAGAACTAGTTGGAGAAACTCAACATAGCTAAGAGCGTAACGACATTTACTTGCATCTCCTCTCATTTTAACAATATTGATCAACCAGGAAGTTGAATCAAATCGTTCTGGATCATTCTTTCGACCGGGCTTCAATTGTAGAACACATTCGAATGTCATTCTACGGTATACAGAACTTGGATCCTGCATTTTTGAAAATGTAGGCTTGTTCGACGTATTACCATTAGAAGTGGAAAGAATAAAAGGAGTGTCAAAGATAGTGTTACCTTTAGAACCTATATCGGCCATAGGTAGGGCATGGGTGTGCACATTCACCAATTGGTTGAAGAGGACAGCCGTGTTAGCACGGAGTTCTTCATCATTGTACTGCCAAATCTCCTCGCACAAGAAGAAAGATTGGTTGGCATAACCAGACCAATAGGCATCAATAGCATCCTTGGTGAATGTCTTCGCGTAAACCATCGCGGCAGTAAAAGGACGGCCAAGGCCGTAACGAGCTATGTCGGCACATAGCTGTTGAAGAAGGGTGGTCTTGCCAAGACCAGGAGGGCCATCGAAATGGACCCAAGTTGGTTCTGCACGACCGAAACCAATACGGCGAGCGTGATCTGCAACACTTTTAAGGTCATAAATGTGTTTTGCAAACGCAAAGAAGGCTGGAAATTGGGATGGACTAATTTTATCGCGGACAAAAATTCGAGCGATTTCTTCTCCAGCGAGAGAGAGCTTGTCGATTTCTCGACAAAGCTCAAGGTCGGAGTAGACACCAGCATCTTTCTTAGCTTTAACTTGGAGGAGCTTAACTTCTTCAATCCAAGCATCAGCTTTTGCTATACTAAGTTCACTATCCCCAATGAAAAGGGGATGACCGGTCCAACGGGTATAACACCATTGGAAGGTGGAGCTCAGAAAAGTCATTGCAAAGGTCACAAGACTTTTGAGGTCGTTCACTAGGGTATAAGCAGAGTGCACAGCGTGCATATTGGCTACTTCATCCCTAGTCAAACGTTCATGTTTGCGGCCAAACAAAGAGCCGAAGATAGTTCCAACGGAGTTGGCGGCTTCTCCAAGAGCGGAGATTTCTTCTTCGGTACCTTGAGTGGTAAAAACGCCTTGCCCAAATAATCTCTGGCTTAATCGTGACGAGAGATTCGTAAATGTTTCCATTATCGAATCGATTAAATTGGGGTAAACGTTTTTGAGGACGCGGGCAAACAGATAACCGATAGCTAGGCGGGAGGAATGGCTATCAGCTCCGGCAAGGGCAACGATGGCTACTAACATGGTCGTAATAGCATCAAGAATAGCAAGTGGTACTGCAAAGGACTTGGCAATGGCACCCAATATCAAAGTCAAAGTATCGTAGACGGTACGAACTTTATCAGCGGTGTTTTTGAGGAAAGCACCAGCTTTG